GAGTGTGCTGTCTGTAGTGTTAAAATATGCAATGCAACACGAGCTATTAGACAAAAATCCCTTAACAGGGTTGACGACTGTAAAAGATGCGGTGCGACACGTTAAGTGGGAACGTGATGAAGTTAGAAAATTCCTGGACACTGCTTATGGAAACTATAAGTATAGAAATATTGCTCTGTTGTGCCAACTAGCATACGACTTTGGACAGCGGTTAACAGATATAAGACAATTAAAGTGGTCAAACATAAATTTTATTGAGAAGACAGCCAACATAAAACAGTTAAAGAGAGGGGCATCTGTTCATTTACCTATTAAAGATGAATTAATTAAGATGCTACAACAACAGAAGGAAGACTTTGATGGGGTGTCAGAGTATGTATGTCCTCGCATCCCTGTTCGAGGTAGAAGGTATCGTGAATTTTCTAAATACGAAATATCATATTTAGTTAATGATATAAAAAAAGAAGCAAACCTCCGACCAGAGTTATGGGCAATGGATTTTAGGAGAACTGCTGTAACTGAAATGGTGGAGAGTGATGTAGATACGTTTGGTATTATGCAAGTTACAGGGCATCAAAATCCACAATCAGTTAAGAACTATTTAGTTAATACTCGTGAGGGTGCAGTAACTGCTATGGATAAGCGAACCGCTAATGGTTAGCATAAAATCTTTTATCCAAGATATTAACATTTTAGAGGGGGAGAGTCTCAGGAAAGACTGCCCCTTTTGCAATGGTAAAAATACTTTTAGTATTAGCTACAACGATGGCACTATTCTTTACCAATGTTTTAGACTTATGTGTACTGTGAAAGGAAATATTTATGAAGGTATGTCAGCCCAGGAAATAAAAAATCGTCTGACTAAATTAAAAGAAAATAGTGACAGTAGTAGTTGGGAAGATACGTGCCACGTAAATATTCCTATGACCATACCAGAATACATTGTCCCTATAAGTAAGGATAAGAAGTTAATTAACTTTATTAAAAATTGGGGGCTAGAAGATGTAGAATTATTGTATGACGTTAAAGATAGGAGAGCAGTGTTTCCTATACGAAAAGATGGCACAATTATTGATGCCGTAGGTAGATCATTAGTAGGGGGAATACCAAAGTGGTTAAGATACACGGGTGCTGCAAATGTTTATATTGCTTGTCAGGGAACGCCAAACGGTGTTGCCGTTATTGTTGAGGATGTAATCAGTGCCAACACTATATGTAGTGTGTGTCAAAATGTCACAGGTATAGCTATTCTTGGTACATCTTTGTCTGTGAAACATTATGAATATATACAAGAATATACAAAAATTATAGTTGCTCTTGACCCTGATGCCTCACACAAGAATTTGCAGTATAGACGAGAGATTGTGTCTTGGACAGGCATAGACACAATTGCTATGCGACTACAGGATGATATAAAGTATAGAGAACTTGAGGACATGACCAAATTAAAAATACTGTGTGGTTAAACAACGATCTATCTTCTGCTGCATTAAAAGAGGCACATTACCCTGCTTGTGTAGGGCTGTGCCAGATTGGTGCTTGGGGTAGAGTAAAAGAGTCGTGGAACGATGGTAAAAGCAGATCAACAAAATGGTATCTTTGGCCTTTACCAATGCGGTGGATAGGTTGGGATAGTAGAGGATCATTTTTAGGAAGAAGAAGAAAGGTACTATGACAGAAATATCACTATTAAAAACTTTAATGAACAAAGAATTTTATGAATTACATAAGGGAATACGATGCCCCGATAAAATATTTACTAAGGATGTTAGGAAAGTAAAACAAACATTAGACTATGCAATGGAGACATACGATCAAGGTTTATCATTAGCGGATCTTGAGGCGTTGTTCTATGCAACCAACAAGACACTCACTACATCTAACAAAGAGCAGTACCAAAAGATCTTTCAGAAGATAGCTAACAGCAGTGCATTAAATAATGAGGTAGCTACGCAAGTTATCTCTAGGATGTTTCAGCAAGTGGTAGGTGAAGAAGTAGCTAACATCGGCTTTGACTTCGTTAATGGTACACAGAATAGTTTAGAGTCTTTACGAAAGATTGTTGACCAGTACCAAAATGATTTTACCCCTAACCTAAGAGTAGAGTTTGAAGATATGAGTATAGATGCCTTACTACAAGCTAACGCTGAAGAGACACAATGGAAGTTTAACATACCTACACTTAAACGTAATGTAGAGGGCATTAGTAAGGGACACTTTATAATAGTAGGAGCTAGACCTAATGCAGGTAAGACTAGCTTCCATGCTTCTATTATAGCCTCCCCGCATGGCTTTGCTGATCAGGGAGCTAAGTGTGTAATTCTATGTAATGAAGAGGCGGCACATAGGGTAGGCTCTAGGTATTTATCAGCGGCTACTACTATGACACTAGATGACATAAAAGGTAACTATGCAAAGGCGGCATTGAGATACGACAAGGTAAACTCTAATATACATATCAGGGACTCAACAGGTAAGGATCTCAGTTGGGTCGAAGCAGTAGTTAAAGCAACTAAGCCAGACATATTAGTACTAGACATGGGAGATAAGTTTGCCCCACGAACAAGTGATAAGTCAGATGTATATCTAAGAGATGCTACCATACACGCCAGAAACATAGCTAAAGAATATAACTGTGCTGTGTTCTGGTTGTCACAATTAAGTGCTGCAGCCGAAGGGTTAGCTATGCCAGATCAATCTATGCTAGAGGGTAGTAAGACAGGTAAGGCGGCTGAAGCTGACCTAATGATATTGATAGGGAAGAATAGGATAGTGGAAGGAGGAGAGGCGGATGATATGGAACGACACTTAAACATAGCCAAAAACAAATTGAAGGGCGGCTTTCATGGTCGTGTCACTTGTCAATTAGCAGGCGACATAGCGCAGTATACAGCATGAGGTTAGTGCTAGACGTAGAGAACACAACTACTAAACGTAATGGTAAGAACCATATGGACCCCTTTGAGCCTAATAACTTTCTGGTTCAGGTGGGTACTAAGAATGTGGATATACCTAGTGAGCGACACTTGTTGACGTTTGATCATATAGAAGAGTCTGACCGTAGTGGTGCTAATGCCAGGCTATTACAAACTATACTAGACAAGACCACCTTACTGATCATGCACAACGCACAGCATGACTTGATGTGGCTGTGGGCTAGTGGTTTTAAATATGATGGCGAAATATATGACACTATGTTAGCTGAATATATATTACAGCGAGGGCAGAAACAGCCGTTGAGTTTACTGGCCTGTGCCGAACGACGAAACCTAACCTTTCAGAAGGACGATACATTAAAGAAATACTTTAAAGAAGGATACAACACCAATGAAATACCGCTTAAAGAGCTTACACATTATCTTGGTTGCGACATTGACACTACTGGCGAACTGTTCCTTGCTACTCTTACCGAAGGCTTCTCCAAAAGCGAGTCCAACGGAATGGATAGAATTCGAGACATTACCTTTAGAGTCTGTAAAACCCTTACCCGAATGTACATGTCAGGGTTCAGAGTGGATAGACTCGCCCTTCAAGTAGTTCGTAAAGAGTTTGAACAAGAGAAGACAGACATAGAGGGCAGGCTGTTTAAACAGATACGAGAACTTATGGGTGACACTCCAGTTAATCTTAACAGTCCAGAGCAAGTGTCTCAGGTTATATTTAGCAGGAAGGTTATTGATAAGAAAGAATGGGTTGAACTGTTTGATTTTACAAAGGATGCGACTGAGTTTAAAAATGCTGTTGCCGCTAATACCAAATTACTTAGTAAGACTATAGCTTTTAGTTGTCCTGTTTGTAATGGTGAAGGAAGTAGATACAAAAAGAAGAAGGACGGCTCTAACTTTAAGAAAGCAAGCAAGTGTCCCGATTGTTTAAGTAGAGGGTATCAGCTAAAGAAGACTAACAAACTTGCAGGTCTAGGGTTTTCCCCTCCAAGTAAAAAATGGGTAAGTGCAAATGGGTTTAGTACAGGCAAAGATAACTTAGACATACTCATATCTATAGCTAATACAAAACGTATGACATCAGCCATAGAATTCTTACAGGATGTAAAACGATTGTCGGCTGTGACTACATACCTATCATCCTTTGTTGAGGGCATAAGTAACTACACAAAAGAGGATGGCTTCCTTCACGTTGGTTTAACTCAGCACATAACATCTACTGGCAGGTTCAGTGGTCGCAACCCTAATATGCAGAACATGCCTCGTGGTGGTACATTCCCCGTAAAACGTGTCTTTGTATCTCGATGGCAGGGCGGTCACATACTTGAGGCAGATTTTGCACAGTTAGAGTTTCGTGTTGCCGCATATCTATCGCAGGATAAGACAGCAATGCAGGAGATAGCTACAGGGTTTGATGTACATTCTTATACAGCTAAAGTTATCAGCGATGCGGGTCAGCCTACAACACGTCAGGTGGCTAAGGGCCACACGTTTGCTCCTCTCTTTGGTGCAAGTGGCTATGGTAGAAGCAGAGCAGAAGCGGCATACTATAAACACTTTAATGAGAAGTACCAAGGTATAGCTACGTGGCATAAGAAGTTAGGCAATGAAGCGATGCGACATGGCAAGATAACTACACCATCAGGTCGCCAGTATGCTTTCCCTAATGTTGAGCGTAGACAGAATGGAACGCCCACACACTTTACTATGATAAAAAACTATCCAGTTCAAGGTTTTGCTACAGGAGATATTGTACCTGTTGTACTACTAGAGATGGACGAAAGACTAAAGCCATTACAATCCTGTTTAGTCAACAC